CTTAAAGTCATCGAGTCTTTCAGAAAAAATCTATACATCGTGCGCATGCCTAATCCAACTATTGAATCAATAAAAGTTACAGTGCGCGAGTATGTATTAGTTCATCAAATTGAATATTTATTTTACGACTACATATTTATCGGTCCAAGTTTACTCGGAGAGTTCAAAGGTATATCATTAAGAAACGATGAAGTATTATTAATGTTCGCTACTGCACTTAAAGACCTTGCAGTAGAATTAGATATCTTTGTAATGACAAGTACACAAGTAAACGCCAAGGCTGAGGACAACCGAGACATTAGAAATGAATCTTCAATCGCGGGTTCTCGAGCGGTTATTAATAAAGCCGACGTCGGCTGCATCATGGCTCGACCAACGCCCGAGGAATTAAAACAATTAGTAAGCGTCATTTCAGGAATGGGAATTAAAGAGCCAAACATAGTCACGGATATATACAAGAACCGTGGAGACGAATGGACCCAGGTCCGCATTTGGACTGAGTTTGATGCTGGTACACTAAGAAAGAAAGACTTATTTATAACAGATTCTAGATTAAATACAATCGAAGATTTTCAGATAGATTCATATTCCTTTATGGTACCATTAGAATCTATTGGTAGTTTATTAAAAGAATTAAATAGAAAGGAAATATAATGTTCTCATCAGATGAATTAAAAGAAAATATGTCTATTGATGACGTTATAAAAGTAATGGCTCAATTAGGAGCAACTGATTTCTTAGACAGAGGAGATCATCTTGCTTTCCGAACTGTATGTCATAACCTAGATGAACACGTTGGTGGTTATAATCTTAGATATTACAAAGATAGTAAATTATTCAGATGCTTTAGTCAATGTAATGAAAGCTTTGATATTATAAATCTAGCAAAAATGCGGCTCTCGTTGGAAGACAATCAAGAGCATTATTATTCGGAAGCTTTCTATCTAGTATTAAACTTCTTAGATTTAGATATCTTACCAACTACAAGAAAAGTTGAGAACGACTATGAGATTAATTCAAATCAATATCAATCTCAATCAATTGAAGCCCCTTTAAATCATTATTCTACTATGGTTTTAGACGTCTTTAATACATACCGTCCGATCGAATGGCTTCAGGATGGAATTACTCCAGAGTCCATGACTCGCTTTAATATCCGTTACTCTATAAGTCGCAATATGATTATTATACCTCATTATGATGTCTATGGCAATCTAGTAGGTATACGAGGACGACCGCTTGGAAGAACTCCAGAAGAATTAAAGAAGTGGGGAAAATATATTCCGATCAAAGTAGAGCAAACAACTTATAGTCATCCGCTGGGATTAAATTTATACGGCTTATATCAGAATAAAGAAAATATCAAAAGAACAGGAATAGCTATCATTGCAGAGTCAGAAAAAGCAGCAATGCAAGCAGATAGTATTCTTGGTGAAAATAACGTCGTTGTATCCGTTTGCGGTAGTAGTTTAAATAGATGGCAGATTCTGTTACTAATTAAACATTGTGATGTAAAAGAAATTGTCTTAGCTTTTGATCGTGAGAATCTACCAGGTGATACTAAATACTTAAATCATTTAAATGAGTTATGCGAGAAATATAAAACCTTCGCGAACTTCTCATTTTTATATGATGGACAGAATCTATTGAAAATGAAAGAAAGCCCTTTTGATAAAGGAGCTGATACTTTTAATATATTAATGAAGCAGAGGATTAAAGTAAAGTGAGAGTAAAGTTAATTTATGATAAGCCAATAGAGGGAACAGACTATGCCAAATCCCTTTTAAAAATTCGTGGCATTGAAGAAGTAGAAAAATTCCTAGAACCTGATGAGAGTGTATTAAATAAACCATATAATTTGGGTGTAATTATTAAAATAGCTTTTGATATGTTAATGGAGCATATTAAAAAAGATTCTAAAATTCTTCTAGTAGTAGACAGCGATATGGACGGGTTTTGTAGCGCTGCGATTATGTATCAATTTATACAAGAAAATCGACCTACACTTAATATTGATTTTATCTGTCACGAAAATAAACAACATGGTATAGAAGATATTTTAAAAAGAAAAGATATTAATGATTATGATTTAGTAATCCTACCAGATGCGGGAACAAATGATGGGCGCTTCTACGCTCAATATCCATCAGTTGATTTTTTAGTTCTTGACCATCATGAACCTGACAAGGAATTATTTATAGAATCAGCTAATATGTATCTCGTTAATAATCAAATAAGTGAACAGTACACTAATAAATCACTTTGTGGAACGGGCGTTGTCTGGCAATTTCTAAGAAACTTTTCATCTTCCGTTGGTAAATATATAGATTTAGTAGGGTTTGCTACTGTATCAGATATGATGGACTTACGAGTTTTAGAGAATCGCTACCTCGTTGATCAAGGTCTCTCTTCTGTAAAAAATCACTTCTTAAAAGCGCTTATAGAAAAACAATCTTTTAGCCTTAAAGATGGTCCTCTTACTCCAATAAAAGTTGCATTCTATATTGCGCCACTTATTAACGCAATGTGTAGAGTTGGTACTATGGCTGAAAAGAATCAAATGTTTATAGCCTTCATAGATGGCACTAGAAAAGTTCCTTGCAAAAAGCGCGGCGCTACGGGGACACTAGAAGAAGTTGCTATTGAGTCTGCACGGGAATGTACCAATGCAAGATCTAGACAAAAGAACCTAGAAGAAAAAATGACAGAATTAGCTAATATGCAAATCATTAACAATAATCTTCTTGATAATAAAATCCTAGTTGTAATTCTCGATGATGAGTTTGAAGATATTCCCTCTGAAATTAATGGACTTGCCGCAGCGAAATTAGTTTCTAAATATAAAAGACCCGTACTCGTTTTGCGCAGGGGAAAAGACGGTCAACTTAAAGGAAGCGCTAGAGGACTAAGCACTATTGATATGCCACCGCTTAAAGACTTCCTTGAATCTAGTAACTATTTTGAATATAATTCTGGACATCAACTAGCGCATGGAGCATCAATTTCTCAAAAGAATTTAGAGCTACTTCATTCTTGGGCAAATGAAAAACTTAAAGATGTTGATTTTAATGAAGGCGTTTGGGAAGTTGATTTCATTTTTGATATAACTAATATTAAAGAACTGCCTCATATAATTGATGACCTAGAAGATTATAAAACAACTTGGGGACAATGTAATCCAGATCCTATTGTTGCAGTTCGAGGAATTAAAGGAAATGTGTTGAATACTGTAATCAAAGGCGCCACTAAAAATACAGTAGAAATTTCATATAGAGATGTAAAATATTTATTTTTCAAATGCACTCCAGAGGAAGTTAAAAATCTCACCAGTAAAGATATTGTACTTGATATAGTAGGAAATGTAAGTATCAATTACTATAATGGTAGAAGTACCCCTCAAGTCATAGTAAAAGACTATGAAATCTATGAATCATTTGGTATGGATTTTGACTTTTAACTTAATTTATGATATAATATTAATAAGACTAATAAAGAAAGGAGAAATTTAGTGTTCAATAAAAAAACTTACTTTTCAATTCATAATCACACTGATTACAGTAACAATAAATTTCCCGATAGTATTAATAAGATTTCTGAATTAATAGATAGAGCCTATGAGATTGGTTTAACTGGTGTTGCCATCACAGACCATGATTGTGTATCAAGTTATGTTCAGGCTGAGAAGTATGTCTTAAAAAAGAAAAAAGAAAATCCCGACAATGAGCAATGGCAGAATTTTAAGTTCGTTTTCGGTAACGAGATTTATCTTTGCAAAAATGGATTAACTAAAGAAACCTATGAAAAGGGAGTCGATAAATATTACCATTTTATTCTCTTAGCAAAAGATTCTATTGGAAATCAACAAATTAGAGAATTATCCACAAGAGCATGGAAGCGCAGTTATATGTACTTTCATCGTAGAGTTCCAACATATTTTAGTGATTTAGATGAAGTGGTTTTACAAAACCCAGGTCATCTAATCGCTTCTTCAGCTTGTCTTGGTGGTCAAATACCGACGCTTATTCTTCGTAAGAAAGAGTTCCCAGTTAATAGCGAAGAAGCAGCGCGCTTTGACGATGCGATAGTACGATTAACTCAAAAATATCAACAACTTTTCGGAGTAGATTTCTATTATGAACTACAGCCTGGCTTAACAGAAGAACAAATTCATGTTAATAAAGCACTTATCGATTATGGCAAACGTCTCAGAGTTAAGTGTATTGTAACAACTGATAGTCATTATTTAAGAGCAGAAGATCGTCCAATTCATAAATCTTATCTGAATTCAAAAGAAGGCGACCGAGAAGTTGACGCTTTCTATGAAGCCGCTTATATGATGACGGCAGAAGAGATTGAAGGACGTCTAAGTAATTATTTAAATCAAGATATTATAAATGAATTATTTCAAAATACAATAGAAGTCGCAAATAAGTGCGGCAACTATTCGATATTGAAAGGATTAGAACTTCCTTATATTCCGCGCAAAGAACAAGACCAAGTTCTCAATGCGTATTGGGATTACGATGAGACTGTATATAAAAACGTTGATAAGTTTGTCACCTCTAACGAGCCTGCTGATGTTCAATTAATTACACGGATTTGGAATTTCCTAAATCTACCGAGTACTCATGGAGATCTTTTAGATAATCTAAAAGTTGTTGACCACGAATTAGGCATAGTTTGGGATAGTAGTAAGCGGTCAAATGTTTGTTGGTCGAAATACTTTTTACAAGTTGCCGATTACTGCGATTTAATCTGGAATGTCGGAGATAGTATCTTAGCTCCTTCCCGTGGAAGTGCGGGCGCGTCTTATATTATGTATTGCTTAGGCATTATTCAAATCGATAAGACTAGAGAGAAAGCCCCTCTTATCTTTGAAAGATTTATTAACCCAGATAGAGCAAGTGTTCTCGACGTGGATATTGATGTCGAGTCCACAAAACGAAATCAAATCATTAAAGTTATTGAGAATACTTACGGAAGTGACCGAGTAATCAGAGTTGCCACATTCAGAACAGAGAAGGCCCGTTCAGCTATTCTAAACGCCGGTCGTGGTCTTGGAATGGATGTTGACGTAACTCGTTACATCGCTTCATTGGTTAAGTCCGAGCGCGGCATACAATATTCCTTGCAAGAGGTATATTACGGAGATGAAGAAAAGGATATTAAACCTAATCCTACATTTGTAGCCGAAATGGATAAAAACCCTGAACTTTGGGAAGTTGCTCAGCGCATCGAGGGTCTAGTTTGCGGCAGTGGTATTCATGCTGGCGGCATTATTATTTCCGAGAAACCGATTGTAGAATCCGCCGCGATTATGACTACGACAAAAGGTGAAGCAATTACATCATTTGACTTACACGACTTAGAAGCAGTTTCACTTATTAAGATTGATTTATTAGCAACCGAGTCCTTATCAAAAATAAGAACTTGTTTGGACCTCTTAATTGAATATAAACAAATTGAAAAGAAACCAACGCTCCGTGAAACATACGAGCACGTTATCGGCATTTATAATCTCGAAAGAGATGACCAATCAATGTGGAGTATGGTATGGAATAACGAAATTATTTCCTTGTTTCAAATGGAGCAACAAAGCGGTATTCAAGGTATCTCAATGACTAAGCCAAGTTCATTGGAAGACTTAGCCACTCTCAATTCAGTAATCCGACTAATGGCGCCTGAAAAAGGAATGGAACAGCCGCTTCAAAAATATAAGCGCTTTCGTGATGACCCCTTAGCTTGGGATATTGAAATGCAGCAAGCAGGTCTAACAGAAGAAGAAATGGCTCTTTTACATTCAATGCTTGATTACTCAAATGGCATCGCGGCCACTCAAGAGGATCTTTATCACTTCTTAACACACCCAACAATCGCTGGTATGAGTTTGGGTGATGCTGATATATTAAGAAAAGCGGTAGCAAAGAAAAGTCCTAAAGATTATGAAGCATTTGGCGAGAGATTTTGGAAAAATGTAGAAGAAAAACAATTAAGTAAAAACCTATGCAGTTATGTATGGGATACATTAATCGCAACACAGCGAGGGTGAATAGCTTGCCCTATCAAATATCCTTTCCGCTAATCAGCGGGGTCCTAATTATTAGAGGCTAACGGTGAATTCTGTACTTATAGATAAGAAAAAAAACTTTCTATAAGATGAAAATACCGTGGGAAAATCTTAATGGAGAGCATAAATAGGAGTAAAGAAAAATGTACTATATTTATTGCTACACAAATAAAATAAATGGTCATAAATATGTTGGTCAAACCAATAATATCGAAAGAAGGAAAAGAGAGCATCGCTCAGTTTCAAACAATCTAACATCTAAAGGATATAATGATATGTTTCATCAAAAATTAAGAGAATATGGAGAAGAAAATTTTATCTTCTCAATATTAGAAGAAATAGAAGATGAGAATATTCTTAATCAACAAGAGGAGTTTTGGATTAAAGAAATGCAGAGCTTCATTCAAACTGGAAAGGGGTATAACCTAACTGAAGGTGGAGATGGAGTAAGGAATTTAAATCGTAAATTATCAAATGAAGAAATGCTTTTATTAGTAGAAGATATTAAAACGGGCAATAGTTATGAAAGTCTAAACAAAAAATATGATTTATCAATAGCTTACATCTCAATGATAAATAGCGGTTTGTGCTTCAAGCAAAGCAATGAAACCTATCCTCTTTATAGATATTATAAATCAAATGAAGATTATAAAGAACTAGTTGAATTACTACTCTATTCAGACTTAACTTTAAAAGATATTTCTGAGAAACTTCAAATTGGATATTCTACAGTAAAGAAAATTAATGCAGGTTCTTTACGAAAAGGATTAAGTAGTGAATATCCAATTAGAAAATTAACTCCACAACAGCGCAAAGCAGAAAGAATAAAAGAACTTCTTTTACTTGGAGCAACCAATCAAGAAATTGTGATGGAAACTGGAGTTAGTAGAGAAACTATTAAAAGAATTAATTCTGGAGAAACCAATTATGACCCAAGTTTAAATTACCCATTGAGATAAACCTGTATCGACTATCTAACATCAAGTTAGAGTACAACTACTATTGATACGTAGTTGGAAACGGATATTGGCACTGCACTCCAGCAGTGAGTTAAAATATAGTCAGTACTATTGGAAACAATAGAATATTATGATAGCTTTAATCTAGCGCATACTTTAGCTTATAGTATGGAAGCGCTTCAAGAAATGAATCAAGCCTATCGTTTTCCGCTCATCTTCTGGAACACCGCTAATTTAATCGTTGATAGTGGTGGTGTCTTCACAATAGAAGATAATGAATTCGATGAAGAAACATATTTTGAAGCTGAAGAGAATAATGAAGTCGAAGAAGAAGATGAAGAAAGCGGTCGTAGTACTGTATCAGACTATGGTAAAATTGCAAGCGCGATTGGTCGTATGCAGTCGAGAGGCGTTACAGTTCTTCATCCAGATATTAATGATTCTCGTTATACATTCACACCTGAACTTAAAAAGAATCATATCTTATATGGCTTGAAAGGTATCTCAAGAGTAGGGGATAGCGTTGTTAATAACATTATACAACAACGACCTTTTACCTCCTTTGAAGATTTTTTAAATAAGACAACAGCAAATAAAACTCAGGTTATTAACTTAATCAAGAGCGGTGCTCTAGATTGTTTCGGCGATCGAGTTGAAATTATGAATCAGTATATGTTAAAAATTAGTAGTCCAAAGACCACTTTAAATCTAAGAAATGTCAATATGTTAATTACTAATAAACTATTGCCAGAATCTCTTAATAAACAAATCGCGGTATTCAATTTCAATAAGTATATCAAGAATAAAGAATTCAAAGTAGATGGAAATAAAATACTTTTAAATGAAGTTTCTTTTCCATATTACGAACGTAATTTTAGTTTGGATTTTATTACTTTTAATACTGATGGAAATCCAGTTATAGAAGAAACTCTTTGGAAAAGATTATACGATAAAGAAATGTTAAAAATTAAAAACTATATTAAAGAGAATCATAATAGTTTATTAGAGCAATTAAATAATAAATTAATAAATGATTCTAAAGAGAAGTACGCGAAAGGAAACTTGGCTAAATGGAGTATGGATAGTCTTAACTTCTACCAAAATGAACACGAACTCGCTCATGTAGACTTAGAGCGCTATGGTTTAAGGAACTTCTACGATCTTCCAGAAGAACCTAATGTCGCTTACAAGTTTACGACCAAAGACGGCAAAGAAATTGCGATGTTCGAACTTTGTCAAATTGCCGGCACCGTTATTGACCGCGATAAAAACAAATCATCAATTACTCTCCTAACAACAGATGGAGTAGTTATTGTTAAAGCTTATGGTGTTATGACACAATACGATAAGCAAATCTCCATGAAAGATGAAGAGGGTAAGAAGAGGATTATCGAGAAGTCATGGTTCACAAGAGGAAATAAAATCATAGTTAGTGGAATGAGACGAGGTGAAAATACTTTTATAGCAAAGCGGTATAAAAATTCACCATTTCAACATCACTTTACTCTTATCAAAGATATCAGTGAAGATGGAGAGCTTGAATTACAATTAGAGCGCTTTGAAGTGGAGGAATAATGGCTGTTGGATTAATAGATTGGGATTTGGTTAGATGGAAACAACCAATCCCATTCAATCTAGAATTAATGAAGATTGCTAGGTTTCAAAAAACCAAAAAAAGAGAAATTGTTAAAATGTTAAAAACATTTAATACAGACCCGTATTCTAAAATTATTCTTAGAAAGGATTTTGAAGATTATGATTATCCAATAGATATTTTTGGTAATCCAAAAGTAACTGCTGGCGGCTTAGTATTTAATAATAACATATATACACCAATGCCGCTAGAAGTAGAATCCATGGAGCCGGATGTTTCTATTTACTCATCGATGGGTAAGTATTATCAGACAAATGCGTTCTCTTATAGTATGTGGGAACGCATGAAACATTCCATCCATCTTAGATTATCTTTCGACGGAAATACCGTTTGGAAGCAATGGGAGAAGCAGTTAGGAAATATCAATCCAAAGATTAAACGCTCTGCAATTATATATGACCAAGACCCAGTACGTATCTGGGGAAGCCTTTATGAAATAAAAAGAATTGCCAAATCGCTTCATCCACAAGGACAGCGTATCGGCTTTAAATATCCGCTGGTAGTAAAAACATCGGTCGAGTTTTCAGACTGGGTATCTATTAAGAAGTTGCGCTATTTATCTACGGTTAAAGTGTATAACACTGTATCTGATCATTTATTAGTAAATAGTTTGACAAGTCCACAAGAATTAATTTATGTAATTGGATTTGACCAATACAAGCCGAAGGAGTTTATCTCCGTATATCTGCCGAGATATTATTGCCAGATGGTCTACGCGGCAAATCAAAATGCAAAAATTAAATTAGAAATAGAAGATGGATTTTTAACACAAGATTGGTTGAACGTAATCGCGCTTATAAATGAATTTTCTGAATACTCATATAAGTATAGGAAAAGCAATTTGACACTTTTTTCTTTTGATAAGAAGATAGCAAAGACGCTGCTTTGTGACGCCGTTGCAGGTTTCAAATTTGTTCAAGAGAATAATTACGAGTTATTCAAAGAATTCTATGAATGTCTAGAACCTAAATATCTCAATGGATATTTAACATATACAAAAAACTAGGAGGAGTATATTTTGAAAGGTAAAGAAGTTAGAAAAGAGATTAATTATAGACAAGAGATCATTAAAAGATTATTGGATAAGAATCGTTTTATACTTAACGAAGAAATCGTCCAAATGTCTAAAGAAATTGACGGATTCAGAAAAAAGTGTGAACATAAATTTGATGAAAATAATATTTGTGTATACTGTGGTTCTATAAATATGGAGGGAACTAATGCAAAAATCTGAAATTATTAAAAGATATTATACTAAAGAATTAGATAAAATATCAAGTAAGACAGTATATGATTTATTTACTTGGACAAAACGTGATGTTCTTTTAAAGGATTATAAAACAGGTAAGACTCTTTTATCTTTAAAAGATGTTAAATTTCCAGATTTTTATTCTCAAAATGCCGTAGATATTATCGCTTCAAAATATTTCAAGCGCGCTGGAGTTCCTGGAACTGGACATGAAACAGATTTAAGTCAAGTAGTTGATCGTATGGTTGACTATTGGGTCTCTGCGTTAAGCGATGAGGGACTTTTAAAAACTGAAGAAGAAAAAGATATTTTTTATGATGAGGCCGCGTATATAATCATTTCACAAAGATTTGCTCCAAATTCTCCGCAATGGTTTAACACTGGAGTTGGTAAAACATACGGAGTAAAAGGAAGTCAAAGCGAATTATATCACTATTACCCAGAGCATAAAGAAGTTAGAATGTGTGAACATGATTACGAGTTTGCACAAATTAGTGCTTGCTTCATCTTATCTATACAAGATAGTTTAATCGGACCACACTCTATCTCGGAGACCTACGAAACCGAAACTAAGTTATTTAAGGGCGGCAGTGGTACAGGAAGTAACTTCTCTAATCTTCGGGCTAAGGGAGAGGCGCTTAGTGGTGGCGGCGAAAGTTCTGGAGTAATGTCATTTTTAGATGGTTTTGATAAAAACGCCGGCGCCATTAAGTCTGGTGGTACTTGTTTGGCTCCTTGGTCATTAGTAAAAACAGAAAAGGGAAATATTAGAGTTGATGAACTTGCCAAGAGCAAAGAACGATTTATTACTTTATCATATAATCCAATTTTAGGACGAGTACAGGCAAATGAAGCAATCGCTTTTGAGTCTGGTAAAAAAGAATTATACCGTTTAACTACTGATAAAGGTGTTTTTACAATGTCTTTAGATCACCCAGTAGCTTTAATGGATGGACGATATGTTGAAGTACGAGATTTAAAGCCAGGAATGTCTTTACGTCCTCTTACAATAACTTTAGATTCTGTTGGCCATGAAATTATTGGCCTTCATGATGGTAAAAAAGGTAAAGAAAAATTTCATCGTTTAATCGTCACAGATGTTTTAGGACAAGATTTAGATGATGGAAAAGTAGTACACCATATTGATGGTAATCCAAAAAATAATGATATTAATAATTTAAGTATTCTCAAAAATCAATCAGAACACGCCGCTATTCATGGGAAGGAAGATTATGCTTTAGGAATTCACCCATTTAATAAATATGCCGGAAAAAAACGTGAAGACATAAGCGGAGATAAAAACGGAATGTCTCATGCCTCTGGCAATCGTACAGAAGAATGGAAGAAAAATTGGACCGAGGGCATGAAACGAGAAAATGTTTGGAGCACTGCTCAAGATTATGCTGCTACACAAAAAATGCTTAATACTGCTTATAAAGTTATTAATCTTGGCGGGAATATAGATACTTTTGAAAATTATTATAAAAGTCGAACAAAACTAATTGGTAAAATAGCAAGTAAAAGCGGACTTTTGAAAAAAATTGAAAGTCGTTTTGGTTCTTATGAATTATTTTATGATCAAATTAGAACTAATAATCATGCAGTAGTATCTGTTGAAAGTCTAGGTTATGACTCGGTTGTTTATGATGTTACTGTTTTTAATAATACACCTGGAGATCGTTCAGCCCTTGATGGACATAACTTTCCTATTATGTCCGAAACTGTTGATACAACTCGTAATGGTGGAGAAACAGGAATTTTCGTCCATAATACCAGGAGATCGGCTAAGATGGTTAGTCTAGATATTGACCATCCAGAGATTGAAGAATTCATCACCTGGAAATCTCGAGAAGAAGATAAAGCTCTAGCGCTGATGAAGATGGGATACGACGGAGATATGAATGGAGAAGCATACGCGACTGTATCCGGTCAGAACTCTAATAATTCAGTTCGTATAACAGATGAATTTATGAAACTTGTTGAGAGATTAGATAAGAATCCAGATGCTAAATTTACTCTAACTGGTCGTAAAGATTCTTCAGTAAATAAACAAGTTCTTGTAAAAGATCTTTGGGAAAAATTTAATCAATCATCATGGAGATGCGCAGACCCAGCCCCTCAATTTGTTGATACTTTTAACGCCTGGCATACGTGCCCAGCAGGAGAAGACAACCAGCCGTTTGCCCCTCACAACAAATTGAACTCAACTAATCCGTAAACAAACATATGCGGATTTAAAAGTGCGTGAACTGCGGGAACGTCCTTAGAGCACTTGATACCAACCATAGGTAGGAATATACTATGGGGCTAAGCTAATTACTTAGAGATGGTAAAAAGTCAAGTGATTGGATAATCCGCATCCAAGACTCCAGAACGGAGTAAGGTTCAACGACTACGTATTTTAATAAATAATTTTAATGTTACACATTTTGTAACAGGGAAAATAGTATGATTTTAAATAAAATAGAATTAAGAAGCTTCTTCTACGGGACATTATTGGGAGACAGCTTTATGCACAATGGAAGTTTTAGTTGTAAACAAATTTCAAAAGATTTAATGGAATTTAAGAAAGATATAATCCATAAAAATCTACCAAACGCGAAGATTTCTTTTAAATCCATCCCTGCTTCGGTACGAGATGGTATTAATCGTCAAGAATATTGGGAGTTATGGATTTCAGGAGATCCACTTTTAAAAGAATTTCAAAACTTATTTTATCCAAATGGCAGGAAGATTGTACCACCTGGAGTTATAAGTTCCTTAACACCAATCGGCCTAGCTATGTTATATGCCGATGATGGTACTACTATTTTAGTCCGAGCAAAAGGCGATGGGACTTCAGCAAATAACCGAAGGATACAAATCTGCACAGAATCCTTTTCATTAAGCGACCATCAAATTATTCAAGATGAAATGTTAAAATTAGGTTTCCAAACTGGATTAGTTAAACGAAATTCAAAAGGCGATGTACGTCTCTCCCTTCCCGTGGGAGAGGGCCAAAAGTTCGTACAAATAATTGAACCTTTTTTCTATAATTATTTCCCATCTCTATTATATAAAATGGACTTGGGGTATAGAGGCGAAAGCCTTAAAAAAAGAAAATATGTTTCAGAATCATACGAAAAATTATTTATTAAGATCAGCGCGCACCCTTCATTTATCGATAGATGTTTGAAGGATGATATAGTCTAGACTACAAAAATTGCCGATTGGTAATTTGCTCAGGAAACTGAGTGTGGTATGGTGGTGAGTACGCGTTCTTAGACGACACAAGTTGTAATCTTGGTTCAATCAATTTAGACAAATATCTAAAAAAAGATTTGACTTTTGACTATGAAGCCTTTATGCACACAGTCGGTATTGCTCAGTATATCTTAGAGGGTTCTGTTCACTGGGGTGCCTTCCCGACAAAAGATATTGCACGTAGAACTTATAAATTTAGAACAACAGGTCTTGGCGTAGCTAACCTCGGCTCATTATTAATGAATATGGGATTGCCGTATGATAGTCATACTGCTCGAACATTATCCGCTGGTATTGTATCATTAATGACTGGACTTAGTTATTTAGTATCATCTAGTATGGCTAAGGAGATTGGCCCGTTTGAAGCATATGAAGATAATAAAGAGTATATGCTCAATGTTATTCGTCAACATATTGCCGCTTCTGGACTAGGAATATTACATAACCCAATTAAAATGGTTAAACTTGATGTTGGTCGTCTTAGAGAAGTTGATAAAGGATTGGTTAATATAATTAATCAAGTTTGGGTTGACGCTTTAAAACAAGGAAAAGAATTCGGTTATAGAAATGCCCAAACTACTCTAGTAGCGCCAACAGGAACAATAGCCTTCGCTATGGATTGTGGAGCAACTGGAATTGAGCCGTTCTTCTCTCACATCGCCTATAAGAAACTAGCAGGTGGTGGTAGTATGATGATTATTAATCCAGTATTAGAGAGTGCGCTAAGAGTGCTTAAATATACTGATGAACAGATTAAAGATATCATTGATTATGTAATGAAAAAAGACGAGAATGGTATGTTAGTAGACGGAAAGATTGAAGGCGCTCCTCATTTGCAAGAGAGTCTATATTCAATCTTCGATACTGCAAATGTTTGCGGTACAGGTACAAGATTTATTTCACCAATGGGTCATGTTAAAATGATGGCAGCTTTGTCACCGCATTTAAGTGGCGCGATTAGTAAGACAGTGAACTTACCAAATAGTGCTACTGTAGATGATTTTAAAGAAATCCACTTAGAAGCATGGAAGTTGGGAGTTAAGGGATTAGCGCTTTATAGAGATGGTTCCAAGAACGCACAACCGCTGAATAACATTGTAGAAGGAACTAATGAAATTAACTACGAAACAATGACTTATCCTGATTTAGTTAAAGTAGCTAAAGGAATGAATAAGTATATTGGTGAATTAAACAAACAACTCGAAGCTCCAACAACTACTAAGCGTACTAAGATTGAAGGAATCCGCTCTGGAAGAACTCATCCGGCAACAATCGAGAATGTTAAAATTTACACAACTGTAAATAGAAACAATAACGGCGATATTAGTGAGATTTATATTAGTACAGATAGAGAAGGTGGAACTATTATGGGTCTACTCAATGCTTTATCTAAGGGTATATCTGTCATGTTGCAATACGGAATTGAGCCAGAAAAAATATCTAGGATGTTAAGAGGACAAAGATATGAACCGCATGGTTTGGTATTGAATCATCCATACATCAAAAGCGCGGAAAGTATTTCAGACCTTATTTCAAAAATTATTGATTTTGAATTAGAGGATTATCGTCGCTTACAAATTAAACCGAATGTAGATAATGAAAGAATTAAATACCCAATTCAAATTGGTGATAATACTATTCCAATTAGTGATATTATCACAACTGATATATTAAACCCAAAAGAGACTAAAGAAGGTACCAGATTATACAACGGGCAGGTATGCAGCGAGTGTGGAGGTTCCAAACTAATGCAAAGCGGTACCTGTGCAACTTGTCTAGACTGCGGATCAACAACCGGCTGTAGCTAAGGAGTAATGTAATGATTCAAGTGTTCTGCGATGTTTGCGAAGATATTATCGATGGTAACTATCAAGAATTTGAAGTCCCAATGTTTACAACGGCAAAGGGAAAAAATGAAGATAGTAAAGATATCCCTATTATCTCAACACAAATGGTACAATTATGTCCCGTGTGTGCAATTAAATATAGTATCTGCGCCCGCTTTGCATTTGAATCATTTGCAACTAAAGAGTTGGAAACAAGAGGAATTGAATTAGATTTTAATTCAGAAGAGAATGAATAATTTAGAGGAGTTAAAATGGACAACCCAAATAAACTATTAGAAAACATACAAGGTGTTATACAATCACTGGTTGGTAATACAATACAAGATGAAAATATTGATGAGGAATTTGATAGCTTCACAGAGGTTCTTTCAATGCCTCTAGATCTTTTTACTCTTGTAGCGGAGCAAATTTTAGAAGAACACGCTAAGGAATTAAATAAGCCGGCAAATAAACTTCTTATGATACAGTCTTTAAAAGAGCGCGGAGTAAAATTAGAAGATTTCTATAAAATGTGCGACGATTTAATGGGAGAAGTTCAAGAATCTCTTGGAGATAAAGCAGAACAGATTAAGATTGATTTCTTAAAGCGCATTATTATGAATCTAAAGAATAGTGTTGCTGAAAATGACGGTATCTCAAAGAGAATTGTTAATATTCCAATTCAAAAATTACACCCAGAAGCGGTTATACCTAGCTATGCCCACTTCACCGACGCCGGTCTTGATGTATATACTCTGGAAGAATATAATATTATGCCTGGTGAGACTCGAGTTATTCCTACGGGATTACGAGTTGCATTGCCGGTCGGCTATGAACTACAAGTAAGACCTCGTAGTGGTCAGAGCTTAAAGACGAAGTTAAGAATCGCTAATTCACCTGGGACTATCGATAGCGGCTTTAGAGGCGAGATTGGTATTATCGTAGATAATATTGATTATGAGATTAAGAATGTTGAGTTGTATAACGGAGAATTAGTTATTGAAAGAGGTTCTCCTATTAACATACCGAAAGGACATAAAATTGCTCAATTAGTCCTAAGCGAAGTTCCGCAAGTGCTATTCCTAGAGGTAGAACAAATCAATGAGGTAGAAACTGACCGTTCAGTTAATGGATTCGGCAGTACTGATAAGAGTAATGGCTAAGATTTGTATTGAAGATATTCAAGAAGAACTTAAAAAATCAAATTGGAAAGTGCTAACTCCGAAGTACGAAAATTTAACCACGCTTATGACCTTCGAATGTAATGAAGGTCATAAGATTACTACAACGTGGAAGGAGATTCGTGGAAAACATAAATGTCCAGTTTGTAAGAGTAACCCCGCTATTAAAATGGAAGATAAATCAGCGGTGCCAAAAAATAAAGGCGCTTATAGAATACTTGCTTTAGATCAAAGTTCGAGGAAAACTGGCTATTCAATCTATGATAATAAGAAACTCATTAGTTATGGAGTATATGAAACAAAAGCAAATTCTCCATTAGAACGCATTGTAGATTTGTCAGATTGGGTAATTAGTATGATTCGTAGTTGGCAACCCGATGAAGTTGGTTTAGAAGAAGTACAACAAAATCTAAATACTGATATGGGACATGATGTTTTTAAATTATTGGCGCAAGTTATGGGTGCGGTTATGCTAACAACTAGCCGCGAAAATGTTGCTATTCGGACCGTTCTAATTTCGAAATGGCGCGGTCATTGTGGTGTCAAAGGTAATAAAAGAGCAGACCAAAAAAGAAGCGCCCAGTTACTAGTTAAACAGTGGTATGATATCTCATTAACAGATGACGCCGCTGATGCTATTTGTATTGGGAAATACTTCAGTGATACCCACCAAGGGCCGCTTGTTATTGGAGAGTGGCTAACATAATAAACAAAAAAAATAAAGTCCAGATTTTATAATCTGGACTTTATTTTTATGTCTTTTTTTATTAATTTAAGAATGGCATAAGTATATGTGTTTCTGTCATGGTTAAATTTAGATTTTCTAGTTCTTCAATATCAAAAGTGACATCTGCATAATCTACTAAAAGAGTATTTAGTTCATCGTATTTACTATTAGCTTCTTCAGTTAAACCTTCTTTTATTTTAAATGCAGTTCCTTCACTAATAAAATTGCCGGTTTCATCTTTTTCGATATACTCATTTAAGATTTTATTAACTTGGTCGTTATAAAACTTCATTTGTGTTTCGGCAGATTCCATTAGTTTAGTTAATTTATAAACCGTTTTAAATGGCATCTTATTTTCTTTAAGTACGGAAAGAGTTTGTATTAAACTCCCTGCAGCATCCAATCTCATTTTCATATTCTCCGTTCTCCTTTTTATTCTAACTATTCTACCTGTTCTATTTCTGGTTCTTCATCAGGTGCAATAAGTTCATCATGGTGCATATTCTTTAATGGAAGCGCTAAGAATAATTTAAAATATTCATTTCCTAGACCATTTAGACCCATTTTAGTATAGGCTTCATGTAAACTAAATAACCTTTTTGTATCCGCATTAGTTCTATAACCGATAGATAGTAGTCTTGTAATTTCAGCGAAAAGTGTTGCTCTTAATAGCGTTTGCATACTTCGTTCTAACGTATTAAAATTAGTTTTAATTTCTTCTACTGTCTTTTCTACAGTTTCAAAACGCGCTCTCCCGTTATTATACATTGTATTCATTGCATCAATTTGATGTTGAGATTGTTCTATTTGTTTATTGAACTGCTCAACTTGACTAGTATATTTCTCAGCAATACTATTGATTGGTTTAATAAGAAATTTTTGAATTGCTGTAATAATAGTGATAACAGCGCCGCTAACAGCGCCTGCTGCTAAAATCCAATCATACCATTCACTTAGCATTAGTTTCCCCCTTAATACTTTTTTAGCGTATTTTAATCGTAGTTAAGTAGGAAAATAGAAATCTCACTATACTTTTTTTATATCTTGAGTAAGTTATTAGTATTGATGGCAGCAGTAACTACGCCATTGACTCCAATTACAGCACGACTACCGGAAAGTTCTAAGATTGTATAAGTTGTTTGATAAACGAAACTTGCAAGCGCCTCTCCAGAGTAAGTAGTAGAGCCGGCTTTTACTTTTACTTTATCGCCGACTTTGAGAACTACTGGAGCCGCAACTTCGCCAATAGGAACTGCTACGCCGCTTTTTGTAGTAACGTAAGTTCCATAACCCTTGGCCCTCAGTTGAGCCGCTAGTGCATCAGCGTTAGCTTTTACAGCAAAAGCGCCAACTTGTACTTTATACAGATTGTCAACCTTGATCATGTAGATTGAGTAGCCATCGCCTTTTAATTTAGCCGCGGTACTATCAGCGTTTGCTTTATTGCTAAAAGCGCCAACTTGAACACGATATTTTAATGTAGTTGAATCTGCCGGAGCAGGAGTTACTTCTATTGGACCAGTACTTCCGCCAGACGCTCCGCGTAATACTAAATTAAACTCTTTTACAAAACAGTTTGTAATAGCTTTTGCAATAGCAGGAAGATTTTCAACAATCCATTTTGCTTCTGACGGATTGTCGTGGAAGGCAATCTCAGCAAGAATTGAAGGTACTTTACGAGAGCCGAATTCCCAAATATCTAGGTAGCTATAGTCGTTAACAATGCGAGAGTAACCGTTGTGATATGGATTAATTAGATCTAATTCTTTGTGCCATATTTTTTGATACAGTGTAGTTTATATTGTAATAGCCACGAGTACCACTTGCTGTACCGGTAGCCGCATTGCTATGAAGAGAGATTGCAAAATCTGCTCCCCATGCAGCGGCTTCAATTGCTCGATCTCGGATATAGTTTTTAGTCGCTACCATAACTGCACATTCATATTTATCAAGTTCGTACTTTAAGAGATGAGATAACTTTTCCATTTGAACTTTTTCATTTGTATTCGCGTATGCGTACATATTCTGATATTGATTCGATGCTTGGATATATATATTCATTTTATTCTCCTTAGACTACTTAGTGTCTTCTTCTACAACAACTTCCGGTAGACCGGCAACTGATGTTAGTAGACTAAGCAATCCAGCTAATAGTGAAGCGCTTACAACCATTTCCCAGTCTACTTCTGTTATTAGTAGATTCGTACTAATAAGCGCTACTGCTGTTTGTGCAACTGTTTTAAGAGCACGTACTCCAGCAGCTTTACCCCATTGTTTTGTCATTTTTTTCTCCTCCTATTTTGCTTTGACCGCTGTGTATTATTTAATAAGTCCTAGCATTCGTGCCATCGTTTCTACCAACTCCCACTTCTCAGCGGTTGATGTCGTCTTGAATGGCTTGACCTTCTTCTGTTGCTCTTCCTTGATTGCTTTGAGTTTTTTCAATCGTTCGTCTGGCATAGTGCGCCTCCGAAGATGATGTCCACGACTTCTTCTACGTTCGTCACCCGCGTTTCGAGTGTCGGTTCAATCCGCTTTTTCTCAAAGTAAATGGCTAGCTCTGCCGCTTCTTTGTCATTGGCTATTTTTTCAGCCGCCACTCGTTCGTCCCATGCCTTA